ATTTATTTTCTTCTTTTATTAATTCTAAATCATACAAGGCTTCATTCATTCTTTCTCTATATTCACTATTAGCCATTTTAGAAGCTGTAAGATCATTTTGTAAACCTGCAACGTAAATTGAATTATCAATAAACGCATCTCTTAATTTTAGAATCTCTTTGTTTTTAGGTTTTGCCTTTAACCACTTTTTAATTAATTCTCCAATTAATATTTGATTGTTGCTGTATTCTAAATCTTGTATGTTCTGTATTTTGTTTCTCATACTGCCATTTCTAACAAATGTAAGAAAAAAAACAATGCAATATAAAATACTGCCCAGCCAATAGCTGCATAACCTGCAATTTTTAAAAATGTTTCTTTATTTTGTTTTTTAGATATTTTCTTTGCAATGTAATATCTTCTGTTTCCGTTATCTTCGTAATAGTATTTCATTATAATAAAATTAAATTTATAATAGTAGCAATAACTAATAATACAAATGCTACTTTGATTGCGTTAAACATAGCTTCTTCCCTTTTAGGATTACGACCTTGATTTGATCTATACTGTCTTTTTTTCATAGTATATCGTTTTGATGTTTAAAATCTAAAATATTTTTATAAGATTCTGCCACCCAGTCTTTCTGATATTTAGGCAGATCTGAATGTACTAACAACATTTTTAATGTTGCTTCTATGTTTATAAGTTTAAACTTATCTTCTATTGTTATTTTATTTATTGGCATTTGTTATGTTTGTTTATATAACTGCTTCATTGCAATTATACTGCAATATATAACTATTTGTTTAATTAACAAAATATTTAATAACTTATTTATTCAAACTCTATAATGTCACACTCCCTACAGTAGTAGTAGTCCTTGTTGTCTTTACCTGAATATATTGTCATTGTCTGTTTACATTTTTTACATTCCATATCATTGTATATAGTATTTACCCCTATTGGGATTTTGAAGCTGGTAACTTACTGCATATCTAATTGCATCAATAAGATGGTTATGTTTATCTATTGGTGTATTAGATTTCTTTTCAAGCCAACTATAGTTGTTTAGTTCTTTGATTAAGTTTATGCTTTGTTCATCTACTATTAAATCATAGTCTTGTAATAATGATATTCCATAAGTTATAGAACCAGATCCTTTTATTGAAGAAACTATATTACATCCTTTTTGTTTTAATTCATAGATCAGTCTTTTTTCTGCTGCATCTCCAATTATTAAATTGTCTGTAGCGTGTTTCATATTTAAACGTGCTATTTCTGTTGTTGTCAAACCATTTAAGTAAAAACATTCTTTTAGATAAATAATCTTTCTTGTTGTATCTATATTAGTTTCTACTAATGTGTTAGGGTCATTAAATCCAAAGTCTTGACCAAATACACTAACTCCCACTTTTTTAAATTCTCCTATTGACCAGTTAGTTAATATAACACCCTCTGCTTTATTAAGCCACCCTCCAAGCATTTGATGTTTATATTTTTCAGGTCTACGTTGTTTAATGTTCTCTATTTGATTTATATAACTTTCTGATAGATTCTTTAAGTTATCTAAATAGGTAGTGTGTATGTAAGTGATATTATCTTTTGATTCATTTGTGCCTTCTTGTATTCCTTTATCTTCAAAGAATCTTTTATATATCCAATGTTCTTTAGTTGTAGGATTTAGTATTAGTATTACTCTATTATGTTTGCCTTGTTTTCTGACTGATAAATCTATCTTGTCAAATGTATCTTCATTAGTAAGTTCTTCTGCTTCGTCTAATACAAACGTTGTAACGCCTTGTAATGACTTTAGATTAGCTGTTTGATCTCCAGATGATGTTTTGATACCCTTGAAGATTATCTTGCTCCCAGAACGCTTATTTCTTATTTCATCTTTTGTAATATAAAAGTCATCAAAGATTTTAAGCAGTTCAAGTTTTTCAATAAATTCAGGGATAATAGAAATATAAGTAGAAGATAAAGTGTAACGAGTAAACAGTATAGTATGTCCAGCTTCATAAGTTAAAAGAACTAATAAGAGGTTTATGGAGAATGATTTACCAGACCCACGCCCTCCAGTTACAATAAAGTATCTCCCATCTGATTCAGCAATAGGAGCATACTTTTTATTTATTTCAATCACTTAAATTTGATTAGGTCTCTAAAGTTTACATTAAAGCCATCACTTGAAGATATGTCTACAGATTCTTTAGGTTTGCCATATCTATAACCAAAATATAGATTCATAGCTCTACTGTCTCCTTTTAGTATTTGTTTACCTAAAGTTTTAATTACTTCATCATTATCTATTAAGGCATCAAGTTTTTCAATCAGCTTTAGTTCGTCTGCTTTTTTAGGTCTCCCTGCAAAGCCTTTTGTCGAATGTCCTCCATTGTTTTTTCTATTATCCACAATTAATAAAATATTAATTAATTAATTCTATATATCTATATAACGTAATTTTTAACTTATTTTATTCAGTTCCTGAAATGATGTCTTTTTTTGGTCTGTCTTGTAATAAGCTAAAGCCTAATAATAAATAGTTAATAGCATCTGCATATCTTGTTTCTAATGGTTCTGCTTGATGCATAGTAGGGTCTCCTGCGTGTGCAAGTATTGATTGTATGTGTTTATTAAAAAATACAGCCCACACCTCCATTGGTTCTATGCCTATAAATTCTGCAGAACATTTAAAGTTGTGTAGTATATCTAAATTCTTTTGTGTGTATTCAGGTTGTTTTACATCCATTATTTGTTGACAAATGTCTAATAGATATTTTTTTGTTTCTTCAAATTCGTGTTTAGTCATAATTAAAATAATTTTATTTGTGAATCAGGTTTTTGTTTTTCTTGTTCATATTTAATTCTTGCTTTTGCTATTTCAATATATTCTTTTTCTCTTTCAATACCTATAAAATCAAACCCACCTCTTACTGCAGCTTTGCCTGTTGAACCAGAACCCATAAAAGGATCAAGTGTTGTTCCTCTTTCAGGAGTTACTAACCTAATAAGATATAACATTAAATCAGTTGGTTTTACAGTTGGATGATTATTCTTACTCGGTGCTTTTTCACTACCGTACTTGCCACTTGAAGAATTTACATCATTTTCATAATTACCAATTCCACCTCCACCTCCTACTGTTTGTTTTGTTTCAAACTCATCTAACCCTTCATTTCTATCTCTTTTAGATGTTTTAGGACAATAGAAGAAACGAGATGCACCACCTACATCGCCAAGACCAGGATTTTCATTTCTTACTTCTCCATTATATCTACCATTCCATATTCCTTCTTTGTTTCCACTTCTACCTCCTGTGGATTTACTAATACCACTTTGTTCATCAAGTATCTTACCTGCTTCTTCATCAAAGATAATGTTTGCAGGGAAACGTCCAGATGGATTTCCGTCTCTTGAGGTATTTTGAACAGTTTTACTTTTTAAGTAAGAACTACCTCCATAAATATTTTTATTATTGTTTGTTATTCTAATCGCCTTATTTTCATTTTCAATTCTACTCGCATCTATGTTTATTCCACCAGTTCCCCATTCTAATACATTATTAACTACTGTTCCTTTAAAAGGTTTTCTTGCCATAACAATAGGTTCGTGTGCAGGTTTGAGTGCAGTTCCCCAACCTTCCCATTCTGAATTGCCTTTTGTTATGTCTATACTTTCTTTTCTTTTTTGTCCTTCTGTATTCCATTGATAACGACCTGAAGAATAAAATCTAAAATTGTCATCGTTTGTTTGTTTGCCAATAACTTCTCGTTTAGTTTCAATAATAGGATTGTTTTCTAAATTTAATATTTCTATAAGTTTATTAAATTGTTCTGGTGTTATACGACCCCTACCAGTTTCCCAATTAGATACAGAGCCTCCGTGATTTGTTTTTCCATAAAATTTACCAAGTTCAGCTAATTGTATAGTAGATAAACCTATTTCTAATCTTTTTTTCTTTACAAGGTCAGCAACTTCTTTACCAAGTAAATTGCCACCTTGTTTATCTACTGCTTTACCTATGTTGTGTGATTTAGGAAACCCACTACCATAAACCCACATTATCTGATCTCTAATTTCAAACCCTGCATCTTCAATTCTAACTGCCATTCTATGATAAGTTCTTGAACCTGCAAACGCTAAAAGATGTCCACCTGGTTTTAGAACTCTCAAACACTCAATCCAAATATCTACACTTGGAACATCATAATCCCACTTCTTGCCCATAAAAGATAAACCATAAGGAGGGTCAGTAACAATACTATCTACTGAACTGTCATCTAACTCTTTGAGTTTATATAAACAATCTTGGTTATATATTTTCATAGTTCTGTATTGCTTTTTTTATGTATTCGTATATCTCTAATTGATTAATAGCATTGTTAAATTGTAATTCTACTATTTCAAATTCAATGTCATTATCTTTTTCAATGTCATCTTCTAATTCTTTTATCAATCTTTTTTGTTCCCATATTTTAGATTGAACTTTTAATAAGGATTGTTCTTTTAGTTTATTCCCCTGCATAAGCTGTTGTGCTATCTCTATACTGCCATTCCCACCCCTTAATCATTAATTCAATTCTTGTAATAAATTCTCCTTCTCTTGCTTTTGGAACTTGATTTATTAAGTCTATTATTTTAGATTCATTTGGTTTTGTATTTAGTCTTTCTATTTCTGCTTCAAGTTCTTTACATTTAAGTTCTAAATAAGTTTCCCTGTTTATTCCTTTTATGTTCATAGAGGTTTTTAGAATAATCATTTCTTCTATTTCTTGTATTCTTTTGTTTGTAGATTTATACAGTTCATAGTTTTTTAATGACCATATAATAGTTGCGTGGTTTATACTTGAAGCACTATCTTCAAAGTATCTTGACATTTCAGTCAATCCCATATCTAATTTGTTTTTTAATATGTAGAAGAATAACGATCTCATTTCTACTATTTCCCTTTTTCTTGATCTTTCAAATATATTAATACCTGATAGCTCTATTACTTTTTCTGCTATCTCGTTTTGAACAAACCATTTGTTTTCTTTAATCATTTCTTAATTTTAATAGGTTATAACATTCTGCGTATTTCTGTCTTGCCTTACCTTTGTATTCTTGTTTAAATAATTCGTATAGTCTTTTAGTATATTGATATTTAGTTTTACAATCTTGAAAATATTTTTCTGCACTCTTTTTACCTTTA